CTGTATGGCCCCTTCGCGATGTTCTCACGCATCGCCAGCGTGTAGCTGAATGTCAGATTGTGCGCGCCGAGCTGCTCAATGATTTCGTTGTCCCGATATTGGAACTTGTGCTCAACCGACTCGTGCGCGAAGTCCACCGAGCGCTGAATGATTGGATACTCGTGTCCACGCCAGCTGAAGCGCGGCGCGATGGCGAAAACGTCGGTCACGGCTTACCCGGTGTGCTCGGCGCGTCAGATGTGTTCAGCTTAACGCCGAGTTTCTTGGCAGCCTCTGCGATCTTTTTCGAGGCTTCCTCCTGTGACATGCCAGCCTTGGCGAATTGGTCTGCCGCATCCTTGAGCACGTCGAGCTTCTTCAGGCGGTCTTCCATCTCATTGAGGAAGCTCTCTTGCGTCGCGAGCTCGCCCTTTTTGCTTCCGCCAGTGGCCCAGTCCCATCCCTTCTCGACTGCGCCAAAGAAACCCGAATCTGGCTTGAGCTTGTTAACCTTCTCGCGCTGTTCTCGGACTGCCTGGCGAACTGCGTCAATGTCACCAAGCCCAGCCTCGCGCACGTCGTTGAGTTTCTTGCCCGCCTCCTTCATGTTCACTTCGGCATTCTCGAAGTTGACCACGCCAGCGGTTACGATTGCGGAAGCGAGTGTGATGCCAACGACTGCACCAATGCCGGCCGCTTGCATGTTGCCGCTCGCGGTTGCGCCCGTGCCGCGCGAGTAGCCCGCGCCACCGTAGCTCGGAAGCATTCCTCGGAACGAGCCCGGACCACCGGTGAGCCCCTTCACTACGCCACCGATCAGCTTGCCGATCTGTGCCTTGGCAAGTTCGCTTGTAATTTGCAGCGCCACGATCGCGCCGAGTCCAGCAAACGTGTGCTTCGAAAAGAACCGCACCACGTCGCCGATGACGCGAACCATCGTTGCAAATAGCGGCACGAGGTCATGAAGCTTCGGTGCGAGACGAACGATCTCAGGGAAAACCTCGGATGCGATCACATCCTTGAGTTCGGTCGTGAACAGCTCCATCTGCGCGTTGACCGACGACATGGCGCTCGCGGCGTCCTTCTGGATCTCCTCGAAGCTGGCGCCCTTGACGTCGGTGTAGCTCGCCATCAGGTCGGTGACGGCCTTCGTTCCGGCTGCTGCCTTTTCGGCTTTGTTCCCCTTCGTTGCGTTAGCGGCGGTGTTGTAGGCCGCTTGCATCTTCGTCGTGGCGCGCGATCCGCGGATGTCGAAGATGTCGAAAACCTTCCCGATGTCGCCACCGGTCGCGTTCAGGATCTCTGGGATCAGCTTCGTCGGGTCGCGCAGTGCGGTGTGCGTCTTGTCTGTGTAGACGTCGACCTTCTTGCCGTTGCCGAACGCCTTCCCGCTCGCCATGTCCTTGGAGTTTTTGACCAGGGCATCGAGCATGCGTTCGGTCGCGGTTGCCGCCTCTGCCGCGTTCTGCGTGCCCGCCATTGCAATCTGAACGAAGCCGCCGAGCTTCTTGGCACCCTCCACGCCGGTGAGCCCCATGCTCGAGCCCTTGCTGAGCAGGGCCGGCATGAACTGCGCCATGTCCTTGAGCTCGAAGCTGGCGTTCTTGCCCTGAAACGTCAGGTTTGCGAGCGCCTGCGCCATGTCGTCGGTCGACTTGACGCCGTTCAGAAACAGGCTCGCCGCAACGCCTGACAGGTCCTTCATGTCCGCCCCGGTCGCTTGCGTGAACGTCGCGAGCATCTTCATCGACGAAACCGCGGCGTCCAAGTCGCCCGTCTTGCTCACGAACTCAGTCACGCCCGCAGCAACCTGTTCTGGCGCGATACCGGTCTCGATGCCGGTCTTCGTGAATCGCTTGCGCAGTTCGTCGGGATTGACCCGTTCAGCCTGACCGGCGGAGCGCCCTTGGATCACGAGCCGACGCGCGGACTCGTCCAGCGTCATAGCCTGATTTACGGCGCCCGCTGCAAGTGCAGCACCGCCCAGACCGAGCGCTCCCATCCCGATCATGCCGACGCCGCGGACCGTGCTTCCGACGCGACGAGCGGCATTGCCGAAGGTGCGATTGGCGAACTGCGCGCGGGCCGCCGCCTCTCGCTTGGCGGACGCAATGGCCTGCCTCTCCGCACGTTCGCGCTTGCGCTGCTCCTCGGCGAAATAGCGGTTTTGCATTGCGATCTTGCGCCGAAACGCCTGCTGCTCAAGCCGCTCTTGTGCGCGGGCGGCCTTCAATGCAGCTTTGGTCGTCTCGCGCTCAGCTGCCGACGCTTCCGCAGCCGCGGTCCCTCCGGCGCGCCTACTCGTGCCCGTGCGCGGACTTCCCAGCATGCGGCTCATGCGGGCGTTGTGCTGTGCGAAGCGCCGCTCGAGGCTGGACAGGGCCGCTTCGACGTTGCGCTGGCCGACGACGCGAATATCATACTCGAGCAGTGCCATCAGACCTTGTGCTTGCCGAGCGACTCAGCCAGGCGCGCCGCTTGCTCCGTCGTAATCAGATCCTCACCCAAGCTTTCCGAACCAGTCGTGCCGGGCGCGGCGAGCGGCTCGCCATAGGAGATAATGGCCGTAGAGAAGCTCGCGAGGTCGGACCTCAAAGTATCCGGCAAGCTCGACCACTGGGATGACAGGATGCGGTATAGCGAAGAGACTTTGACCGCCAACGACGATGTCAACGCCACCAATTGAGGCCAAGGCAGAGACGCTAAAGGGTAGGTTTCCCCACCCTCCTCGAGTCGGCGGATCCACGCCTCCTGGTCGTCGTCACTGAGATTCCCCTCGAACGGCCCGTATTTGTTCTGTACGAGCACGTACAGGTTGAACAGCACGGACAGTTCGTCGGCACTGAGTGTGGCGCCGATCGATTCAGCATCGGGGAAGATGCGCGGGTAGCGCAGCGGCTTGGCGTATTCGTCGAACGGCTTTTCGGCGACGCATGCGACCGCCAGCACCTCTCGCGCCGTCATGTCGCCGAGCACTTCGGCAACGCCAGGCGCGCGCATGTCTTCGTTCGTCAGGTTGCCGTGACCCAGCAGACGCGCGCGTTCACGGAGCTTGGTCTGCGCGCGAATCCGTGCAGCGTCGTGCTCCTCGTTCGGAAGCACCTGGATCCGCACCTTGCCGATGGGCTCGCGATTGGCCCCCTTGCGCGGGAAATCGACGACCTCGCTCGGTCGTGGCGACTCGCTCAGCTTGAGCCAGAGTTCACTGGGACTGACGTCTTCAGGCGGTTTCATGCGGATTCACCCTCAAATAGAAAGGCCACCACGGGCGCGTGAGGGGACAACGCGGCACCGGGGTGGCCTTAGTTTGATGCGCGCTACGGGTCCCCTCGTTGCGCGTTATGGCTTGGTTCAGGTCGAGAACGGCTTGAGCTCACCCATCCACGTGCACGTGCCTTCGACGGCCGCATTGACCGATTGGCTCGTGCGGTTCGATTCGACCTGCCCGCGACCGACGTACTTCTGACGGCCCTGAAACATCTGCAGGTCCACGAATTCGTCGGAAGCGGCCATGCGGTCGTACTCGATCTCTTGGCCACCGCTCGGGACGACATAGCCGATCTCAATCGTGACGTCGCCGGAGCCGATCGTGAATCCGGACAGACCCTCGTTGAGCAGGTCGATCCGTTGCTTGCCGCCGTTGGTCGTCTTGCTGAGACTCGTGAGCTGAATGACCGGCGTGCCGTTGATGAACAGCTTGAGCTGCGCGTATTGCTGAAGCGCCATGTTCGTTCCCGTTTCTCAGGTTCAGCCGGTGGAGACTTCCGACGCGCGGTAGGTCGCCTGGTGGAGCAAATCGACCGTGTGCAGATCGAACCCGACCTCCAGGCGCGAGCCGGTTTTCACCACGCGGATCGACGCTTTCGAAGCGGCCGCGTCCTGCAGCTTTCCGAGCTTCTCGTAGTCGTCCATGCGCCGCTCGATGTGGCCACCGAACGCGCTGGGCCGAACCACGTTGGCGACTTCCTTCTGGTTCGGATTCACCGTTCCGTCCGAAAGCAGCTGGTCGTCCGCGAGCTTTTTGCCCGTGTAGTTCAGCGCGTATTCGAGCAGTTCCTCGTCCATGAACTCGTCGGTCACGGACACGCGGTGCGTCTCGCTCGCGCGGAAATCATCCACGGTACCGGCGCTGTTCTTCGACCGGCTCGTGGTGCTCATTACGAAGTACGAGCCCGAACCATCCGACGCGATCGGGGCGAGCCCGTCGTTGATCGCGTCGTTCTGGTCGTCGGTGTCCGGCCAATCGCTCGTGAGGTAGGCCGGCGGGACGAGCCAGTCGGCCTGGCGGTAGCCGTCGAAGTTGTAGGCCGTGTCGACGCCTTCGCGCTTCTGCCGGATCGCTGCGACGTTCGCGGCGATACTGGCGCAGTCCCAATCGCTGTTGGGCTGCCAAGCAATCTGCAGGCGCTCGTAGTTTTTTCCGGTGGCGATCGTCGAGCTGGCCGCGAGTGCCTGCGTCAGCGCCGCGATTCCAACGCTCCGAAGACCCTGGCGCGGCTCTGCCTTGGTGGACAGGTGCGATCGAAGGTTCGTGAAGCTCGTGGCGTCGTTCGCGCTCGTGACCACGTAGTACTTGCGGGTCGAAGCGATGGCCGCGAGTGCGGTTGCCAGGTTCGCTGCTTCGGTCAGCGTGCCGCCATCGACACCGGCCGCGCCGGTCCCGAGGAATGCGCCACCGAGTGACGCTGTCGTGCCCACACCGCTGGTGATGGTCACGCGGCAACGGATGACCGGTACGGATGCGGTGCCCTGGCTGATGCCACTGAGCTTCGCTGTGATCGTGACCGTGCCAGTGACGTTCGCGGCCGTGCAGGGCAGGTGGACCTTGGAGTTGATCGCGTTGACGACACCGTCTCCGATCGCGGTGACCGTGTCGGTGTTGGCGAACGTGTACGAGCAATCCTCGCCGCAGATCGTGACCGTGACGGTCCCGGTTCCGGTCGCGGTATTCGTGAGCGTCAGCACTGCCGTTGCGGCCGTGAGTCCGGCGCCGGTCGACTCGGCCACGGGCAGGGCCCAGAGCTTCGCGTTGCGGTTCGCTTGTAGAAACACGCGGGCCGCGCGATGCAGCGGACTGCCGACGCCAGCGCCGGTCACCGCGTCCTGCTCGCTCGTGATCCGGTAGAGCGTCGCCGCGGTCCACGTGCCGGTCGAAAGCATCGGCATCGCGAGCACGACCTCGCGCGCCCCGACGGATGCGCTGGCGGGGCCTTGTCCATAAAGGAGCTCAGCGTAGCTTCCAGGCACACGGTAATCGGCCGCCAGGCCGGTAATCGGTATTTGCAGGCTCACTGTTCTTCAGCCTTCCTGCCCCTCGACTCGGACTTGCTGCCGGCCTTCGGAACCGCCACCCCATCCCTCACGTCGACCGCAACGAACTCGACACCGCATGCCGCCGCGGTCTCCTTGTCGGCCGGCCACAGACACGACTCGCGCCGCACGCGCGCAACGAGCCGCTTGCCCTCGGCGCTTTCCGAGTCGAACGCGGTCGGATCGTCGGTAGCCGGATAGCCGCGGATCGCCGCGTCGAACCTGCGCCCGACGTAGCGCCGCGGTTGGCCGACGGCCGGAAGCATGCCCGGCCACGCGACGAGCAGATCGTCGCGAGCGTAGAATTTGAGTTGCATGGGTCTCCCGTCAGAAACGTTTTGCGACGCGGGTCATCGACGATTCGAGACGTCGCTCCAGGTCAACGAATGCCGCACCAGTGGCGCGGAGTAGGAATTGTGTGGCGCGTCCGCCCGGGTGGTTGACGCTGCGCCGGTAGAAGATCCGGCCTTGGTACTGGAACCGAAGCGCCTTGCGACGACGCGCGCGGATGACGTGCGGCTTGGTTCCTTCGTCAACGAACCGCGCATACTTCGCGGTGTTGCGAATCCGAACGATCTTGCCGTTGCTCGCGCGGAGCACTCGGTATTCGGTGGACCGTCCGAGCTTGCCGGTGTGCGGCTTGAAGCGCGGGCGCTGGACGACCTGGTCGACGGCGTACTGACCCGTGAACTCCAGCTGTTCCTGAACCATCAGCGCATGCTGGCTCGCGAAGGTCTGGTGAACCTGGCGAATCTGCGCGAGATCGAACATCGGTCATCCGAGCTGCAGCGTTGCGTCCGTCGTGGCGTACACAAGTCCCGGGAAGATCCCTTCGGTCGCGGTGCCAGCGCCGACCTCGTAATCGACACCCTCGATCGGCGCGAACGATCCGGGCACGTCATCCACGAGCTCCATGGTCTCGAGATGGATCGTCGTGGCGTAGTAGGTGACGCCACTGTCGCCCTCATTGAATGCGGCATGTCCGGGGCCGTCCTGGCCCGTGATTTTGATTGCCGCGAGTGCCGACGTGTCCTCGTAGAACTGAACGGCGCCGCTCTGGTAGCTCCGGTGCCCTCGGTCGCGGATCACCATCGCAATGATGTTGCCGACCGCGTGGCACATCTTACCAAGCTTGTGCAGGTTCGCGATCTCGAGCGGGCCCAGGATGTAATGGATCACCCAGGGCTGCGTCCGCTGGAACAGGTGAAACGTGTGGTCGGAGTACGTCGCGCGGCCGGTTCGGTGAATGCAGAGCAACGGCCAGCCGGCGGTGCGCTCCTGCATGAGCGAGAGCGTCGGCTCGAGCTCCAGCACGTCCTGGACCGGAAGCGTCCCGTAGAATTTGTGGTCGCTGCCGAGCA